TGATTGATGAAAACTTTAGAAGATTATTTCTTTATTGGATTAATACTACTGGAGGAGGTTGTTAAAAGAACTCTAAGTGGTATATACCAATTGTATATGAAATTTGATTACTGGAACTTTAATAGGAAATTACCAAAATGACTGACAATTATAAAGTTGTAGCATACACTCCAACTCGTGATCCCTACCCAGTTTATAAGTTTTATAATGAACCTGAAGACTGGTCTTGTAATGGGACTGTTAAGATCTCTTGCAAAGATGGTAGAGTTAATGTTACAATATTTGAAAAGGATTCTATCAACATCCATAAGTTAGAAGTATATTCTGATGATGGTCCTGTTGGTGCAAGACTTACTGAACAATGTGAACATCCAGCATGACTAAAGACAAAAGAAAATTAAGAGCACAAGTTAAGTCTAGATTCTACTATCTGTTCTGGGGTGCTGCTACTGTATCAGTATTTGCTGGTCAGTTATATGTGGGATCTGGATATCGTCAAATGTCTAGGTCTTTTAATCGTATCATGGATGCTATTGTGGTGGAGTTAGTACCACCAAGACATCCAATGATGATTCCCCCACAAGCAGATAAAGATCCTATACAATATATTAATGACTGAAGAAGAATTAGAAAAGGAAAGATGGATTGATGATGATTATGCAGTTATCAGTCAATACTATAGTGCAAGGAGAATGTATCCTACTATGCCTTTCTATCTTCAAGATGAAAATGGAGAAACATTTGTATTTGGATTGGACTTAATCTATCAATACATTGGAAATATAAATCACTATCCTGATTGGTAATGAAATCTTTGAAATCTCTTAAAACACCTCTTCGGTATCCTGGTGGCAAGTCTCGTGCTTGTACTAAGATGGATCCGTATTTTCCTGATCTACGTAACTATACTGAGTTTAGAGAACCTTTTCTTGGTGGTGGAAGTGTAGCAATTCATGTAAGTAAGAAATATCCTCATCTTAAGATTACGGTCAATGATCTATATGAACCATTAATAAATTTCTGGGTTCAGTTGCAGACCTTTGGTGATGAATTGACAGAGAAGATAAAAGAATATAAGTCAAACCATCCAGAACCAGTATCTGCTAAAGAACTTTTTCTTAACTCAAAGAAAGTTATTAATGATAGAAGTATTGATGACTTAGAACGTGCAGCAGCATTTTACATAGTAAACAAATGTTCTTTTAGTGGATTAACTGAGAGTTCATCGTTTTCTCAACAAGCATCTAATTCCAACTTCTCTATGAGGGGAATTGAGAAACTACCTGGTTATTCTGAGATCATTTCTCATTGGCATATCAATCAGTATTCTTATGAGTATTTGATGAGAGAGAATGTTCATGATGGTATATTCATGTATCTAGATCCTCCTTATGATATTAAAGATAATCTTTATGGTAAGAAAGGTGAGATGCATAAACATTTTGATCATGATCAATTTGCTCAACATTGCGACAAATCTAAAATAAATATGATGGTAAGTTATAATTCAGATCAATTAATTAAAGAAAGATTTAAGAATTGGGATGCTGCTGAGTTTGATTTAACATATACAATGAGATCTGTTGGGGAATACATGAGAGAACAGAAGGATAGAAAGGAGTTGATATTGATGAATTATGGTCCAAAGATTAAGTTAAGCTTTGATGGATGTTATAATTATGATAAATTAAAGAAAGAAGGACTAGCAGCATGAATCTAGTTTTTTATTCTTATAAGAAAAGTATTCATGCTCATATAAACGATCATGAACTAAAACGTCTTGATCATAGTATCCGTTCACTTAGAGATTTTAATAATGAAATACCTGTTTACCTTTTTTGTGATGACCCTGCTTTTATTCCCCCTTATTTCCGTCTTAACTACAATGTAAATGTATTACCATTTGTTGATGGGTTTGATCATAATATGCTTAGTGCATGGTCAATCCATAGATGGTATAACTTAAAATATTTTGAGGATCAATCTTCTAATATTTTGTACTTGGATTCTGATACCATCTTCTATGATGATGTCCAATATATTTTTGATACTTATTCACGATATGATGTTTATGGTAGAGAAGAATTTGGTTTTAGACATGATCCAAACACAGGTGGTGGTAAAGGTATAAGAGAAAAATTGACAAGAGTAGATCAAGCAATTTCTGCTCTTGGTGGTAAGGAGTCAGTTTATAAGTATTGTTGTGGTGTTATCTTGCTTAATAATAATATTCATACTAGAATTATTAGTAAGTTGGATGAACTAACTGAGTTGATGAATATCTTTAAAAATGGTGCTCAGTTGATGCCTATTCCAAATTCACGTATTGTTGATCAATATGCAGTTTGGATTATTCTTAGTCGCCTTTCTTCTACAGGTGGGATGTTTGGTATACAGGATGTTACTATGGGATATATTGAGGAGAAACACCAAGAGTTCTTTAATCCTGTTATACTACATTACACCACTAAAGGAGAACAGGAGTTTGCTGAGTCAGATCCTAAGTATAATAATCTCCTTAGGGATGTTGATCAATTATCAGAGGATATAGATCCTTATCATGTATTATGAAAAAATGGTTTAATCTTAATAACAATATACCTTGGGAGAATCAGAAGAACACTACTGATAATAGTAATCCTGTTTATAGGTATGCTGATAGTCCAACTCAATGGGAGGCAACAGGTAGTAGAGTAATCTTTAATTGTTATGGAGATGGTAAGGCAATCGACATAAGAATTATGGAAACGGATAGTGATAAACAACATCAGGTAAACATTACTGTTGGTGATGATGGTAAGTTAAAAGCAAGAGTATCGGAACAAACCAAATGACTGAACTGAAAGATTGGTTGAATTCTATTAATTTCAATAAGAATAATCTTATTGGGGAGGATCCTTCTGTCATTAAGGATTATGCTCCCTATATTATTAATCGTTGTTTATCAGGACATCTTGATTGTGTGATGTTTGCGAACGAGATGAATAAATATCCTAATCTAGATAAAGACATGCAATATTCTTTTTATCTAAATACACTTAGGAAAAAGAAGAGATTTAGTCCCTGGCTCCGTAAGGAAAAAGTCACAGACCTTGAAATCATTAAACAATACTATGGTTATAGTAATGAAAAAGCATCTAATGCTCTCAAGATATTAACCCCTGAACAAATTAAATTTATTAAAAAACGACTTGAAACTGGAGGATCGAAATGACTACTTCTTCTACGCAGGAACCCCAAGTAAATTGGTCGCAAGATCAAATGGTAGAAGTGCTTCTTAATGAACCTGATGACTTTTTAAAAGTCAGGGAAACACTTACAAGAATTGGTGTAGCATCAAGAAAGGAAAAGAAATTATATCAGAGTTGCCATATCTTACATAAACAAGGTAGGTATTATATTGTTCACTTTAAGGAACTGTTTGCTTTAGACGGCAAACATGCTAATCTAACTCAGAATGATGTTCAGCGTCGTAATCGTATTACGCAACTTCTTTCTGATTGGGGTTTAATATCAGTAGTGAAAGCAGAATCTGTTACAGATATTGCTCCTCTTAATCAAATTAAAGTTCTTTCTTATAAGGATAAGGGAGATTGGATTTTAGAGCAGAAGTATAACATCGGTAAGAAAGGAAAGACGCAAGAGAATGACGGTTAACACTATATTATTAATACTCTTAGTGATTGTTAACTATACAAATTTCTATCTTACCCATATTCATGGTAGGAAACCGAAAAGATTAAGGCGGAAATCATCACCACGCTTTTTAAGTAATCGTGTATAATTAGTAGTGTACGCCGAAAGGGTACACACAACACAAACTCGCTTAATAAGGAGCTACTATCATGGGAACACTAGCCAGGTATCACGCTGAGAATCTTCCAGCTTTATTAGAGAAGATTAGTAAGAACAGTATTGGAATGGACGATTATTTAAATCGTTTCTGGGATCTAGAGACTACTTCCAACTATCCCCCTTATAATATTATACAAGTAAATAATGTCGAATCGAGACTCGAAATCGCCCTTGCGGGGTTTAAGAAAGATGAAGTATCAGTCTATACGGAGTTTGGAAAACTATATGTGGAAGGCAGAAAAGAAGAATCGGAAAATGATGGAACGTTTGTCCACAAAGGATTGGCCCAGCGGTCTTTCACTAGGGTCTGGACACTCACAGATGATACCGAAATACGAGCAGTCGAATTTACCGACGGATTATTGGTGGTACGATTAGGAAAAATAGTACCAGAACATCATGCTCGTAAAGAATATCTCTAAATAGATATGAGTTCGAGATGGATCAGCACCCTTTACAGGGTGCTTTTTTCTTGCTATAATATATGGAGGTAGTAATCTATTATGACTATTAAGTTATTATTGCTTAAGTCTGGTGAAGACATCATTGCTGATGTTACGGAGATGGCAGTAGGTGAAGAAGAACAGAAAAGTGTTGTTGGGTATTTCTTAGATAAACCTTGTGTTATCAGGATGAGAGATCCAAATCTTATTAAACAAGATGGACCTCAAAAGAAATCAGGTTTTGAGGTTTCTCTTTTCCCATGGATTCCTCTTTCTAAGGAAAGTAGAATACCCGTTCCTGCTGATTGGTTAATAACCATGGTAGAACCAGCATATAAACTAAAAGAAATGTACGTAAAGGACATCGTAAATTATGGAAATCAAAGTAATAGCACTGACGACGACACAGCAAGTTCTGATAAGTCAGATTGATGAAATTGCAGCTATTGATATCGGGCAACCTGATTGTAAATTAACCAATCCTTTTTGGGTTAATCCTTTAGAAGGAACTATAACCTTAGAACCATTCTTAAATGGTGTTACAAGGGAGGATACATTTATGATGAGTTCTGATAAGATATTAACATTAGCAGAGCCTACTGCAACCTTACTTGAGAAATATCAAGACATTATTTCGCCTCCACCTATAGTAACTGTAACTCCTGACGAATGAAATTCTACACTAACGTCCAGTTAATCGGGAACCAATTCCTGGTGAGGGGTGTTGAGGATGGAAAGAGATATGAGCATAGGGATGAATTTTTTCCCACTTTATTTGTCAAATCTAAAAAGAAGACTAAATATAGAACGTTAAGTGGTCAAGCAGTTGAAGAAATTCATCCAGGCACGGTACGAGATTGTCGTGAGTTCTATAAGAGGTATGATGATATTGAGAACTTTGAGATTTACGGCAATGACAGGTATATTTACCAATATATTTCAGAGAAATACCCAGATGATGAAATCAAGTTTGACATATCTAAAATTAAGCTTGTTACTCTGGATATTGAAACTACGTCTGAGCAGGGTTTCCCTAATGTGGAATCGTGCGTCGAAGAGATTCTGGCAATCACAATCCAAGACTATACAACTAAGCAGATCATTACTTGGGGAAGTAAACCCTTTCATAATAAACAGAAGAATGTAACATATCATCATTGCCCGACTGAGTATGAGTTACTTACATCGTTCATAAACTATTGGATGCAAGATGTTCCTGATGTGATTACAGGATGGAACATACAGTTTTTTGATATACCTTATATTTGTAGGAGACTTGATAGAGTTCTTGGTGAGAAGTTGATGAAAAGATTTTCGCCTTGGGGTCTTGTGAGTGAAGGTGAAGTTCATATTATGGGTAGAACTCATATCACATATGATGTAGGTGGTGTAACTCAACTAGATTATCTAGATCTTTATAAGAAGTTTACCTATAAGGCACAGGAGTCTTATAGGTTGGATTATATTGCAAAGGTGGAGTTGGGTCAGCAGAAGTTAGACCATAGTGAGTTTGAGACTTTTAAGGACTTCTATACAAAGGGTTGGCAGAAGTTTATTGAGTATAATATAATTGACGTGGAACTCGTTGACCGTCTTGAAGGCAAGATGAAACTCATTGAGCTTGCATTGACTATGGCATATGAAGCCAAGGTTAATTATAGTGATGTGTTTTATCAGGTGCGGATGTGGGATACGATAATTTACAACTATTTAAAGAAGAGGAACATAGTAATTCCTCCTAAGAATAGATCTCAAAAGAATGAAAAGTATGCGGGGGCGTATGTCAAGGAACCGAAA